GTGGACGGGCTATGGCGACAGGACCATCGACGGGCAGACATATCTCGGCGCCGGCACGCTGCTGACGATCAGCGGGCTGGAAGAAGTCTCGGACATGTCGGCCAAGTCGATCACCATCGAACTCTCGGCCGTCGATGCGACCATCATCGCGCTGGCGTTGATCGAGCCTTATCAGCGGCGGGAATGCCGGGTGCTGTTCGGGCTGACTGATGTCACCGGCTCGACGAACTTCATCGAGGTCTTCTCGGGCCAGATGAACGTGATGACGATCACGGAAGACGGCCAGCAAGGCGTCATCTCGCTGGTCGTCGATAGCAAGCTGGTGGAACTCGAGCGGACGAAGCCACGGCGCTACACGCACGAGAGCCAGCAGGCCAGCTATCCCGGTGACACTTTCTTCTCCTATGTCGCCGACCTGCAAGACAAGGATATCCCGTGGGGCCGCACGGTGGAGCGGGCGAATGACGCCCAATCTTGACGCGCTGCAAGACTACCTCAAAGAGGTCGCCGGCCGGCCCTTCAAATGGGGCGAGCATGACTGCCTCACGTTCACGAATGAGGCATGGCGTCGGATGCACGGCGCCGGATATGCTGACGATTGGATCGGCCGCTACATGGGCCGCACAGGACGGCCTCTGAGCCGCAGGACGCTGATCCAGACCTTCGGCCACCTGACGCTGGAGAATGCGCTGGACGCTCGTCTGACGCGCTGTGAGAGCCTGCCGCCGCGTGGCGCTCTGGTGATCGCGCGGGCGAACAGAAATCGCTCGTTCGACTATGCGATGGGGATCTGCAACGGGACAGTTGCGGCGTTCCTTCTTGCGTCGGGCGTGGTATACCTAAGCGTCGATCATGCTAAAGCGGGGTGGGTCTGATGCCGCAGGTGTTCATCTCATTCTTCGCGAAGATCGGGATCACGGGCCTTGTCGGCACGGTGCTTGGCTACGTCGCCTACACGCTGGTGACTGTCGCTCTTTTGCGCGCTCTGACCCCGAAGGCCGACATGAGCCAGATGCGCGGCCTCATGGCGAACACGCGCGGGGCGACCGATCCGCAGCAGCTTGTCTATGGGACCGTTCGCAAAGGCGGCACGATCACCTATCTCGAGGCGACCGGGACAACCAACGAATACCTGCATATGATCCTCGTGCTGGCTGGTCACGAGGTCAACGCCATCGGCGACATCTACATTAACGATGAGGTGGCAACGCTCGACGGCAGCGGCTTCGTCACGTCGCAGAACTGGAACTCGAAGATCCGCATCAATAAGCATCTCGGCACCAGCACGCAGACGACGGACGCTGACTTGCTGGCCGAGAGCGCGCAGATCGACAGCAACTTTCGCGGGCGCGGCATCGCCTACCTCTACATCCGCCTGCAATACGACCAAGATGTCTTCCCGAATGGCATCCCGCTGTTCTCGGCCGTCGTGCAGGGCAAGAAGGTCTACGACCCGCGCACCAGCACGACGGCATATTCGGCCAATGCCGCGCTCTGCATCCGCGACTATCTGACTGACAGCCGGGGTCTCGGCGATAGCAACATCGACGACACCAGCTTCTCGGCGGCGGCCAACGTCTGCGACGAGAACGTGCCGCTCGACGGCGGCGGCGAAGAGGATCGCTATACGATTAACGGCGTGCTTAACGCTGACATGAGCATTCAGGACTGCTTGCAACAGATGGTGACGGCGTGCGGCGGCTCTTTGTGGTGGGGCGGCGGCTCGTGGAAGCTGAAGCCTGGCTACTACACCGCGCCGGTCAAGACGTTGACGCTCGACGACATTGTGAGCGAGATCAACCTGCAAACGCGGATCGCGATGCGGGACAATTTCAACATCGTGCGCGGGACGTTCAACGACGCCGGCCAGCGGTGGATCGCGGCGGAATACCCCGAGTTCTATTCTGCGGCCTTCGTCGCCGAGGACGATGGCGTCGAAAGCCCCATCGACCTTGAGTTGCCGCTGACGACATCCTCGGCCACCGCGCAGCGTCTGGCGAAGCAGCTACTATTCCGCAACCGCGAGCAACTGACCTTCACAGCCGACTTCGGGATGGAGGCGCTCGAGTTGCAGGTCGGCGACATCATCGCGCTGACCATCGACCGCTACGGCTGGTCGGCAAAGGAGTTCGAGGTCGTCGGCTGGACCTTCGGCGCGAATGGCGAAGCTGGCGACCTGCGTGTCACGATGACGCTGCGGGAGACGAGTTCTGCGGCCTTTTCGTGGTCGGCGGAAGAAAGCGCGATTATCGGCAACAACAGCAACCTGCCAAACCCATTCGGCGGCCTGACGATCAGTAGCCTGACGGCGACGGGCGGCGGCCGCACGCAGGGCGACGGCACATTCATCAACACGGTGATCGTCGATTGGGCCGATGTGCAGAACAAGTTCCTCGACTATTACGAGGTCGAATGGAAGGCGACGGCAGACACTGACTACGCCGCGACGACGACCGACGAGAGCAGTATTGAACTATCGCCGTTGGTCGATGGCATCCAATACACGATCAGGGTGCGAGCGGTCACTGTCGCGGGCGTTAAGGGCACCTTTACCGCGATCACGCACACGCCGGGCGGTGACACGACTGCACCAGCGGCGCCGACCTCTGTTTCCGCCACGGGCGGCTATCGGCAGATCATCGTCAAATGGGTGAACCCGACCGATGCCGACTTCAAGGATGTCGAGGTCTTCGTCAACAGCAGCAACACGACCGCCGGGGCGACGGCGATAGGCACTAGCGCGGGGACCGAGTTTACGCATGGCGGCCTCGCTGCCAGCACGACGAACTGGTATTTCGTCAAGGCTCGGGATTTCAGCGGGAATGCGTCAGCCTTCTCGACGGGCGCATCCGGCACCACGTTGGCCGATCCATCAGATGGCAACAATGGCGACACGATCATCACGGGCCGCGTCTACTATCAGACCTTGCAGGCCAGCGCACCAAGCACGCCTTCGGCCAGCAGCTACAACACCTCGACGGCGACCTTCGTCGGGCTGACGGCGGGATGGTCGCTCTCGCAGCCGAGCGTGGACATCACCGACACCTCGGTAAAGGAATGGTCGTCTGCCTTTCAGGTGACAATCGACGGAGCGACCAGCGCGCAGACGCTCTATTTCTCGACGCCAACAGGTGCGATCCAAGTCACCGCAGACATCGAGAGCGACAACTATGTCGCCGGCACGTCCGGCTGGAAGATTGAGCGTGACACCGGGAACGCAGAGTTCCAGAACGCGACTATTCGCGGCACGCTGAACGCGACTGACATCACGACTGGCACGATCTCGGCGGATCGCCTGCCGGGACTTGCGGTGGCTAATTCGACCTCAATTAGTGCGGGCATCTCCAGAAACACGACTTCGACTTATACAGTCTCTTTCAGTGGGGTTAAGAGCGGAACAAAGTTGATGGTTATCATGCAACTTGCAGGCCTTTCTAGTTCAGAAAGCCCTTATGTCGAGGTCGCTGCGACAGCAACAAATGTCACGCTTGATTACACAACGACGAATGAAGGCTGGCTGCTGGAGGGCGGTTCGGGCATTGAGGAGCCGCAGACCTATGTTTCCACCGGGACAACAACCAGCACATCTGGAACGGTCGGATTCAATGTCACGTTTCGAGCAGCGACAAGTGGCAGTTGTAGTGTGCAAGGCGTCGTCGCCGCTCTCGTGATGGAGGCTTGATATGCAGTTCACAATCTATCACGCGGACGGCTCATGGTCTGGCACCTTCACGACATCCGGCGACCTCGATCTGATGATGATCCCGGAAGGCGGGCATTGGGCGGAAGGCAATCACGACCGCTTCTCGCGCTATGTCGATGATCAGGTCGTCTCGTTCACGCAATCTGAAATCGACGCGACAGAGATTGCAGAGGCGTGGCCGGAATTGCGTCGGGAGCGCAATCGTCGTCTATCAGCTTCCGACTGGACGCAAGCCGCCGACGCGCCGGTCGACCGCGCCGCATGGGCTGCCTACCGCCAGGCGCTGCGTGATCTGCCCGCCAACACCGCCGACCCCCGTGATCCACAATGGCCTAGTCCGCCTGCATGAATGGTGATATGATGCCGAGCGCGCGCATCCTCTAAAGGAGACTCCTTCGATGGCTACCTTCAACAAGGTTAACGACTTCGTGAAGAACGCGGTCCACAACATGGACCTCGAGAGTGACCAGATCGTCATCGCCCTGAGCAACACGGCGCCGGGTTCGGAAGCAAGCAACCCGACCGCCGACGGCAACGGCGTTGTCGCCAACGTGACGCAGGTCGCTTACACCAATCTGTCGAGCCGCAACGTCACGACGACATCCTCGACGCAGACCGGCGGCACCTACAAGCTGGTGCTGGCTGACATCACGCTGACCTCGACCGGCGGCACGACCGGCCCGTTCCGTTACGTCTACATCTACGACGACACGGTGACGACGCCCGCCGACCCGCTGATCGGCTACTACGACTACGGCTCGAGCCTGACGCTCAACGACGGCGACAGCCTGACGGTAGACTTCTCGGCGGCTAACGGCGTCATCCAGATCGCGTGAGGTGAACCGACATGGTGACGCTCGTCAACCGTGCCAAGATGGACACGGCCACCACAGGCACAGGCACGATCACGCTTGGGTCTGCGGTGGCCGGATATCAGACCTTCGCCGCAGCGGGCGTCACAGACGGGCAGACGGTTCGCTATGTGATCGAGGACGGAACGGCATGGGAAATCGGATCTGGCGTCTATACGGCGTCTGGGACGACCCTCAGCCGCTCCGTCCTCGAGAGCAGCAACTCCGACAACGCGATCTCTCTCAGCGGCACGGCGGTCGTCTTCATCACGGCCATCGCTGCTGACATCACGAACACTCAAACCGCCACCACAAGCAGCACATCCATCACCACCATCGCCAACTATGCCACAGCATCGTTCGATGCCATCAAGGCTGTGATCGTTGCGGATGATGGCACTGATCGCACAGCTAGCGAAATCCTCATCACATGGAAAAGCACGACGGCTACATCGACAGAGTATGCCATCATCAACACCGGCTCTGCTGCATTGGCTACGT